AACATCAAAAAAACATCAAAACATCAAAACACCAAAAATTTTTTTGGTAGAGAAAAAAATTGAACGAAATTTCCACAATGGAATATGGTCAAACCAAACACAGACCATATGTCTTGTGCCTCTAACGACACCAAAATCTTCAACGACTGGATTGCGCGAGCAAGTCTGGAAAAGCAACCCCACCAAGAGGAGGCCGTGCGCTGGTGCCTGGATAAGGAGCTCAATGGCGATACATCGTTCGGGAAAAAACCTATTCGTGGTGGATTGATTGCCGACGAGATGGGTCTTGGGAAAACTATCCAGATACTGGGCGTGCTTATATCAAACTACATGGAACACACCCTTATCGTGTTACCTCGCGCTCTTCTCGAGCAGTGGGACAGCACCATCAAGAAAAATTTTGGCATTGCCCCTTTGATATTCCACACCAGTGGAAATCGCAACGCAACTCTATCTGATTTGAAGAGTGCGAGGTTTGTGCTGACAACTTACAGCATTATTTCTCGCGATACCCCTCTCCGAGCAATTTCGTGGGACCGCATAGTATTCGATGAAGCCCATCACATGCGCAATCGTGGTACTCATCTCGCCGAGGGAGTTTCGAAACTCAATACAAAAATTAGGTGGCTTGTGACTGGGACTCCCATTCAAAATGGGGTCGCTGATTTCGCCAACCTCATGAATATTTTAGGTGTGAATGAAGAATTTACCAGTGACCACGACAGTCTCAAGGAATGTGCTTCACATCTTATGTTGCGACGGACCAAGGAAAGTGTTGGTTTAGCGAAAAAGTTACCTCCTCTTCATAGCCACATGATTGATGTTCCATACAACAACAAGGCTGAATTGGAATTCTCAGAGGATATTCATTCGATGCTCCAGTTCAGCTCGGTGTCTCTGGGACACCGGAAAATCAATGGTAATACGGCGCGATTGGGAAAGGGTCACATATTGCCTCTTCTCATACACGCGAGACAATCGTGTGTGCTACCACAGTTGATGAAAAAGCAAATGGAAGAGTTGTCTGAGTCAGGACTTCTCGATGAAACAGAGAGTGTTTCTGAAGCGCTCCATTGCTCCAGTAAAATCGACGCGGTAGTGAAACAGATAAAGGGTGAAGATAAGAGTCAGCGCAAGCTGGTGTTTTGTCATTATCGTGGTGAAATTGATATTTTGCGCATTCGCCTTATGAGTGATGGGTTCAAAACTCATACATTTGATGGTCGCGTCGCCCCCGAGAAACGAAGTGTAATCCTGACCTCATGTGATTATGATGTTCTTATACTTCAGATTCAAACTGGTTGCGAGGGATTGAACTTACAGCATTTCAATCAAGTTCATTTTGTGAGCCCACATTGGAATCCTGCTGTAGAAGACCAGGCTATTGCCCGATGCCATCGCATTGGTCAGACCAAGGAGATTCATGTTTTCCGTTATCGAATGTATTTTGATGATGATCGGACCATGAACACACTGGACAACCATGCTTTCAATCTACAGGAAGAAAAACGGCGTGTCATGGCGGAATTCACAGAACCTGGTATGGTTGAATCTGGCTGGAAAACAAGAAAATGTGTTGATAGCGATAGTGATAGTGATAGCACCAGTGATAGCGATATTGATAGTGATAGTGATAGTGATAGCACCAGTGATAGTGATAGTGATAGTGATAGTGATAGTGATAGTGATAGTGATAGCGACAGCGATGGTGATGGTGATAGTGATAGTGATAGCGACAGCGATGGTGATGGTGATAGTGATAGTGATAGTGATAGTGATAGTGATAGTGATAGTGATAGTGATAGTGAAACTATTTAAAAAAAAACAATTACTCAAATGTAACAACTCAATAAGTTTAATATAGAATCACATATATATTTTTTTGTTGAAATTTAAAATTAATTCTGAATAAGCAGTAGATGCTTTTATGTGAATATTGGTTATTGCTGTTATTGCTGTTATTGCTGTTATTGTTGTTATTGCTGTTATTGCTGTTATTGCTGTTATTGGTGTTTGCCATATTCTTTTTCTTGCTCGCCATATATAAAGTTTTTTTCGACAATCTACAAAGTATCAATATAAATCGATATAAATCGATTTCGATGTAAAAATATATATTTATGATCGAATGTGGTAATTTAGAATTGATAATGGGTTGTATGTATTCTGGGAAAACGACCGAATTGATACGTTTAATGAATCGATATAAATCAATCAATCATAATATACTGGCAATTAACTATAAAAATGACATGCGATATGGTAATGATAATAAAATTTATACGCATAATAATAATGGTGTTGAAGCACTCCATATAGATGATTTGAATGCGTTATATGAAACCCCCGAATTTCAAAATCAATATGAAACTGCGGAAATCATATTTATAAACGAGGGACAGTTTTTCAACAATTTATATGAATTCTGTGTTCGGGCAGTTGATGTGGATTGTAAAACCGTAATTGTGTGTGGTCTCGATGGAGATTTTCGTAGAGAACCATTTGGTGATATGTTGCGCCTGGTGCCACTCGCGGATAAAGTTACCAGACTAACAGCTCTTTGTAAGATTTGTGATAACGGTACACCTGGTATTTTTACACACCGAACGATTAATTCGTCGGAACAGACTTTAATTGGAGGGGACGAAAGTTATATACCAGTTTGTAGAACACACTATTTAAATGGTATGGAATAAGTACATTTGAAGTTTAGACAGATATAAATTAAATACATTCATTAAATTTAATTAATTTTTAAAATTGACATAAACAGAAATTGGAAATGAATGATTATATATGTCGATAACTGAGAGAATCGAATCACAAATTCAAAATTATTTGAATGACCCAACTGTTGGAAAAGAAGTCGTCCGACTGCGAACATACTTCCATCTCAATGTATTTATTCCGAATGATGAAGAGGCTCTACGAAATAAGTACAAGTCCGCGATTGAAAACCATAATAAGGTTGTATTTTCACATATTATGGGAAAACGCGTTGATTTTGATAGTGGTATTGATTTATTTTGTCCCAGCGAAACATTGGTCAAAAATGACATAGAGGACGCTGTTAAAGTGAATCATAAAATCAAGTGCTCTATGTTGAGAGTAGAACCCTTTTTCTTAAATCCGCCGCCAATTCAACCCCCAAAGATGGATTTGTTTGAGGCATTCCCAGTGGGGTATTATCTTTATATGCGCTCAAGCACCGGCACAAAAACACCGTGTCGACTAGCGAATTTAACGGGAATCATTGACTCGGGATATAGGGGTGATATTGTTGCGGCATTTGATAATCACGGTTCAAAAAGTTATACAATTGGACAACATGATAGAGTTGTTCAAATTTGTCCACCAGATTTGTCATATCCTATATATGTTGAATTGGTTGATGCAGTAGAGGATTTGGGTCAAACGGAGCGAGGTGGTGGTGGGTTTGGGTCGACTGGAATGTAAATTTGTAAATACATTATAATATTTGTTTAATATAATGATGGATGTTGTGGTTGGAATACAGGACCGAGGAGATGGGTGGGATATTTCTGGTATTAAACAACAAAGGGTATTGTCACCATCCATAATATCAAAGCCAATTATTCAAAATGTATCAAAATTCGTAGCACTTGGGTCCAATTTTGTTAGAACGATTACCGAAGATGCCGTTAATTATGCAAGTGAACCAAGTGACACATCAGAGGATGATAATGCGGAAACCAGATTTTGTTCGAAAAAAACACACTCTCCGAGTAGAGCCGACGTTGAATATGCACAAAATTATAAGAAGAAACCAGAATTTAAATATAAGAAGATTTCGTACAATGCTGTGCGCCAACAAATCAATTCACTTTATGAACAAGACGCGGTTCATCGATATTCATCGGCGCTGGATATATTAGCTAGTTATTTAAAAGGTCAGAAAATAATATACATGGAGTCTCGCAATGCCACCGAAATCATTCTCAATTATCTTATGTTGCCAGCCATATTTCTATCTGCGTTGTCGTCTGTAATACAAACACCACTAATTGATAGTGGACATGGTAAAATTGTATTAGCGGGTATATCGGCGTTCGTCGCATTTTTATTAGCAATAATTAACTATTTGAAACTGGATGCCTCTGCTGAAGCATATAAGATATCATCGCATCAATATGACAAGCTTCAATCATATGTGGAATTCCAATCTGGACAAGTTTTATTATTTAGCGACCCGCTTTTAAATACTGAAAATATAATGCGAGAATTGGACGAATATAAAAAGGTGATTGCGTATTCATGCCCGTTTGGAGAAGATGAATGTACAAAAAAAGATAATAATATAGGTAAAGAAAGCAATGATGAAAACGATAAAAATAGACAAGAACGGGAGCGTAAAAGGGAAGAATGGATTTCCAAGGAATTAAATAAGAAAATAAACGAGATATATAAAAATCGACAACTCGCTGAACTAGAATTAATTAAAACGATGAGACAAAACATTAAAACAGTTGAAGAAAAGATAGGTGATATAAAGGAAACCAATCAATTTATAATCCCCCGCAACATTCGATATAAGTATCCACTGATATATAATACGAATGTGTTTTCTCTCATAAAAAAGATTGACGACTATAAATCAAAAACATTAACCGATTTGAAAAATGTTAAAAATGAAATTCGATTTATTGATGCGATGCAGAAACATAACAATTACAATATTCCGGAAGAATACAAGACAAAAGCCACTGTTTTATTCAAGCAAAAAAAGAGTCTGATTCACACAATTCTATTTTTAAATACTGCTTTTTCGATGATAGATCGTATGTTTCAACAAGAAATAACAAATGCTGAACTTGAGAATAATTACTGGTTGCGATTCTGGTGTCACGATTGTATGTCTTGTATATTTCCGGCACACTGTATGCCTAATTGTTTACCACATAGTTATCAAGAACCAGAAGCATGTGGTGGAGGCATATTAAAGAAGTTAATGGGTGCTGAATCACCGGTTGAAATTTGCGATGAATCACCGGTTGAAATTTGCGATGAAGAATTGAAATTTATTATTGCGAATAAAAAGGGAAAATCCGAAATAATAAGCTAAGATTTTAACATTGATGTTGGTGGTCAATGATAAATGAGTGATTTAACCACTTGGACTCGACCGTATAGTCAATATGTTACTCCCATACACGGACCACCCTATTTTGGAGGAGTAACCACGATGCCTTTATGACAAACGTTGGTTTTGTGTTTATTTTCAATATAATCGCTGTTTGTTGGAGTGATAATATTGTTTATTTTAGTTTGAGTATAGAATTTCTGACCACCAATATAGTAATAATTCGTTTTTCTATTACAGCTTGGATCACATACAATGGTTTTTGCCGTTGTAATACTGCATTCCAGCGTCTTTTGTGATTTTTCTTTAAGATAATCATCATATCCAAGGTAATTGTAAATGGAAGATA